AATAACATTTATATTAAATGGTGGTCCATAATCATCAATATATTCAGTATCTTTCTTTACAAATAGTGTACCAATAATTTCTTTTAGAAATGTAGTCCCCTCGTCCCCTCTAAAACCTACTATTTCTTTACTCCAATCGTAATCTCTTCGGAATTCTTCATTTTTATCATCAATTAGTTCTTTAAACCTACTAAAATTTGTTTCTGTAATAGCATGTAGTAATTGCATTTCAATTTTACTTGGATATGGCATTGGATGTACTTTGCTATATTTAGTCATTATATATTCTTATATAAATAATATAAAAAATTATATATAATATACTCTCAAATAAAAACTTTAAAACTATATAAATAATAATTTATATGGATACAATTTTTAATACAGATACTATTTTAGTATCTTATTATTATCTTGTAGAACCAAAACCTGGTAGAAGTCACGAGAAATATAAAGAATGGTTTAATTATATGATAAAATCATTAGTTACACCACCTAGATATGATTTACTAAAAAATAAAGGATATGGAACAGCAAAACATATGTCTGCTCTAAAACAATACGGACCTATTGAAGGACACTGTTTTTCATACAAACCAGTTCAAATATATAAGATTTAATGCTGTAGCTTAATTATTATTTTTTGGTCTATTTGCCATATTACGGTCATTTAATTCTTGAGCGTTTGCTAATTCTACTGACCTAATACGTCTTGAATATAATGGTTTAATCAATCTTAACCATACATATTTAAGTATTGAGTAAATTATGAAAGCAATAAATATTAAACCAATTACTGTTAAAAGTATTTTCATACTTCTTTTAAATGTTGTTGTGAGACATTCTTTAAACTTGTTCTTCTCTTGATTAGAAGTAATAGCAGGTCCAATATTAAGTTCTGCTTTTGTTTTTTCTTTTTCTTCCAACATGTCAGCTTTTAATTCTACATTTTCAATACCTTTAAAGTCTAAAGAACCTTTTCCTATACTTGTATGTAATCCATCATATTCTTTATTAAATAATCTTTGACAAGCAGCTTTTGCTGTCTTAATTTTAATATCAGCTATATTATCTGGTGTTCCGCTATTCACTAAACCTTCTTGTTTTACATTTTCATCTGCATTTAATTTTACACATTTATTATATGCTTCCTCTAATCTCTCTTTTGTATGTATGGATTTTGAAGCGATACTTTCATTAACAGTTGGTTGTAAAATCCTTTTTATACTGGTTGAGTTATTTTTTCTAACTCCTGTGTCTATTAGTTTTATAATATCTCTTGCTTCTTGTTGAATATAGTTACTCTCTAACATTTTGTTCATTTCGTCTGTAGGAGAACCTGATTTTAATAATTCCTTTCTATTTTTTTCTATTTCTTCTTCTAATTCTTCACGAGTACTTATTCTTTTTATTAGAGAAATAGGTGAATAATTTTCTGTATTACTGTATTTTCCTCCAAAATAATATTCTTTTGATAAACATTTTCCAATATTATTATTTTCTTTTTCTACAACACCTTTTACTTCATTATCTACTGGGTCTTTATCATACATAGGTACTGTATCTCCTTTACAAGGAGCATAATTCACATTATTTACACTATTATATTTATTTCCAATATGATAGTTTGGTATAATAAACCAATCATACCATCTTTCTTGATTCTGTGTTCTTAAAGAAACTATTTTTTTATTTTTTGGTTTTACACATACAGATGGGTCTTTACTATCTAATTTAAAACCAGTAGGACACTCTACTGGAACACACAAACTCTTTCCATCTTTAATTGTAGATATATAATTTATACCAGCAGACATAGTACAAGAAGCTTTAGCAGTATTTGTTATATTATTTTGATTACATAGTTCTAAAGAACGATTTTCTTTATTATCAAGTTCAGTATTAAAAGTCTTTATTTGTTCGTAACCTTTTATATAATAATTTGTATTATCAAATATTCCTAGTTTTTTAGCAACATCAATACTACATACTTCGCCTGATTTTACTTTATCTAATGAATTATCATTTATACATTCTTGTAATGTCTTTTTTCTTGGAGGTTGTGTAGTATTATTACTTTCTTTCTGTTCTTTTTTTACCTCTTTTTCTTCTTTTTCTGCTATTTCTGTTACTATATTTTCGATATCTTTTTTTGATAGACTCATATAATTACTTATATCCCTTAATTACATATTGGATTATTTTCTGTTATAAATTGGTCTAAACCTTTATATTTATCTGATGTTGATGAATATCTTCCAACTTCTTTGTATTCTTTTTGTTCTTTTTCTACCATTTTACAAACATTTCCATTATCTATAAATAATTCTGCTTTTGTACCATCGCTATATTTCATATTATTACAATCTGGGATATATTCCATCCCTTTTTGTTTCCAAGGAATTTTTACTATAAACTTCTTTCCTTCATTTGATAATGATGATACAATGTTTGAAGGAATACCACTTGATATTTCTTTATTATTTGAAGTATTTATATTCCACTGGATATCTTTTGGTTTAATTGTTTTACTACATAACCCTTCTGTACCATTACCTAATTGTTTATATTCCATATCATCACATCTTCCACTAATTTCTTCTCTTGGTTCTTCATTTACTTTTTCTTTTGTTACTCCTGTTAATCCTGAAATCATTAAAGATGTTTTATAACTTGGAGTTAATATAGATTTAATTTTTGAAAAAAAGTTTTTAATACTTTCTGGAACTAAACTATAAAGACCTTCTAATATCCATTTCGTAAATATATAAGCATATTCTAACATCTTTTTGAATATAAAGACTATAATGTTACCACCTACATCTTCTACAGCATCTACTATTTTTGCTGGAGCTCTTACTATACTATTTCCAAATAATAGGGTAGCTCCTCCTAAAATTAATAATATTACAATAGCTAAAGTAATATAATGAGCTATTGGATATTTTTCACTCATTATTACTGATAATCCTTCTCCAAGTACTTTATTAACAAACCATACTGAGAACTGTAATAAGTAGTTAAATATAATACGAAAGGGTTTTGTTATAGTTGCTACCATTTTACGAAACCATTTTAAGTTTTCAGTTGCTGCCTTTGCGCTAAAATATTCCATCTTAATCTGTTTCTCTTCTTCAGTCCCTTTAGCTTCTGCAAGTTTTGTATTATTATCAAAATTGGTTTGCATATTATCTCCACCTAATTTTATTTTATATTTTCTCTTTACCATTACTTCTATATTATCTACAAATAAGAATTATAAAAATAATGCGATTTTTATAAACTTATTATAATAAATACATATAGAAGAATATTATAATATGTATATTTTTTATATTGCTATAGTGGTTATTTTATATATTTACATATCTTATTATTATAGATATTCGGAAGAACCAACTATCATACACTCTTATGAAAAGTTATTTCAAAATAATGTAATGTTAGAAAAAAGACCTATTATACTACTTGAAAATGAAAAATCATTAGAAGAAATACACAAAAAGAACTCTCCATATATGATTAAGAAAAACTTAGATTATGACACTTCTAATTGGGTAAGAAATAAATATAAATATCTATATATACAACCTACAGATACTTCTGAATTACATTTACTTCAAGCATCTAAGAAACTAACAGAAGATGGTATTCCCGATAAAGATGAAACTTTAATTACGCTAAAAGTTAAGAAAAATCAAATTATAATTTTACCATATCATTGGTATTATTATACTGAAACACCTATAAATAGTGTAGGTGTCCATGATTATATTAGTTGGATATTACCTTAATCTACTTCTTCAACAAACGGTGCTCCATTATTTTCACTTGTTGGTATAGGAGTTTCCCCTCCTCCAGCAGCAGATTCATACATTTTCTTCATAATAGGACTAACTTTTTCCTCAAACTCTTTCATTTTTGTATTATACATATCTTGTGTTGCTTCTCTATTTTCATCCATCCATTTAATAGTATCATCTATTATTGGTTCTACTAAGTTCCAAGCTTCTTTTCCTGTATCTGTTTCTGATTGTTTTAAAGTATTTCTTGTATTATATATATAATTCTCTAAGTTATTTCTTGCCTCTATCTTACTCTTATTTTCTTCATCTAGTGATTTAAACTCTTCTGCTTTTTTAATCATATTTTCAATATCCTCCTTACTAAGTCTTCCTTTGTCATTTGTAATTGTAATTTTCTCTGTTTTACCAGATGCTTTATCAATAGCACTTACATTTAGAATACCATTTGCGTCAAGGTCAAAACTAACCTCAATCTGTGGAACTCCACGAAGAGCAGGAGGAATACCTGTTAATTCAAACTTTCCTAGTTGATGATTATCCTTAGTTAAAGAACGTTCCCCTTCAAATACTTGAATTAAAACACCTGGTTGATTATCTTCATAAGTACTGAATATTTGTGATTTTTTAGTAGGAATTGTTGTATTTCTATTAATTAGATTTGTCATTACACCACCTGCTGTTTCAATACCCAGAGAAAGTGGTGCAACATCTAACAGAAGTAAATCATTTGTAGTACTATTTCCTTGTCCTGTTAAAATAGCTGCTTGAACTGCAGCACCATAAGCAACTGCCTCATCTTGATTAATAGATTTACACAAATCTTTTCCATTGAAAAACTCCTGAAGGAGTTGTTGAACCTTAGGAATACGTGTTGAACCACCTACTAGAACAATATCATGAATTTGTGTTTTATCCATCTTAGCATCACGTAGAACCTTCTCAAGTGGTTCTAATGCTCTCTTGAAAATATCACTGCATATCTCTTCATACCTAGCACGATTAATACTACTAAATAAATCTATCCCATCCATTATTGAATCAATCTCAATACTTGCATTTGTAGAAGATGAAAGTGTTCTCTTAATCCTCTCACAAGAAGTCTTAAGACGCTTCATAGAACGTGAGTTAGTTGTAATATCTTTTTTATGTTTTTTCTTAAACTCTTCTACAAAGTAATTTACTAGACGATTATCTATATCTTCTCCACCTAAATGAGTATCTCCTGCTGTAGCCTTTACTTCAAAAATACCACCATCTATAGTTAATAAAGAAATATCCATAGTACCTCCACCAAGATCAAATATAATAATATTCTTCTCTTTTCCATCTTCAACTTTATCAAGACCATAAGCTATTGCTGCTGCAGTCGGTTCATTTATAATACGAAGAACTTCCAGACCAGCAATAACACCTGCATCCTTTGTTGCTTGACGTTGACTGTCATTAAAATAAGCAGGAACTGTAATTACAGCCTTCTTTACTTCATGTCCAAGATATTGCTCAGCAATTTCCTTCATCTTTTGAAGAATCATCGCTGAAATCTCTTCTGGATGATAATTTACTTTATCTCCTTTAAAAGTAACCTCTATCTTTGGTTTGTTGTCGCTATCCCCTTTAACAGTAAAAGGCCATAGTTTCATATCATTTTTAACTACCTCATCTGTTATTTTTCTTCCAATTAGTCTTTTTGCATCATAAATAGAATTATTCGGATTCATAGAAGCTTGATTTTTAGCAGCATCTCCAATTAGACGCTCAGAATCAGTAAAAGCAACATAAGATGGAGTTGTGCGATTTCCTTGCTCGTTCGCAATAATTTCAACACGTTCTCCTTGCCATACTCCAACACAGGAGTATGTTGTTCCTAGATCAATACCAATTGCGATATTATCTGTCATTTTGTAATTATTATAATTATTATAAAGAATGTGATATGTATATATTACTAAAATAATAATCTTTAAGTAATTATTTAATATCAAAAATATAACTACAAATTTAACATAAATTTCTGATTTTTTTAAAAACTTTTTTGAAAATTGATTTTTAAAATTCTTTTTTATTTTTTTGATTTTTTTATTAAAATTTGTAGTTATATTTTTTAAAATAATTTATCAAATAAACT